GACCTGACCGTTATCCATCTCCCACTCGATTCTCGGAATATCTTTCCCCGCTGGCTGGAACCCTGCTTCGGTTGCCTTGCTGTCCAACACGCCAAACGCCCTGATCATTCCCGCCACCGCAGAATCGAATTTGATCTGATCTTTGGCCGCAATGAACTGATGAACTCGACTGCTTTGAATCCAGAATTTCTCTCTGACGTCACTGTCTACTAAAGTAATCAGTCGATTTTCTCCCCACTTCCTGTCGCTGGCCGCCTTGACTGCCTCCAATTCCACCAACTTGGATTGCACATAGATCGTCCACGCATCTGCTTGAGGACTTGGCTGCTTTGTTTCTGGATGCTTGTTTGCTGTTCTCTTTGTTGCCATTTCGGTTTCCTTTCAAATAAATTGCTGTTGGCGACACTGATGGAGACAAACTACGAGTCTTATAGACTCTCGTTTGTCGTGTCTCCATTCACGGAGACAATGTCTCCAAATGTCTCCAAATGTCTCCATTTTGTATGTATGAAAAAACAGTATCAAAAAGGTTCACTGCCTGCGGTCTTGTTAAGCATCCACGCCCAATCACCTCTCATATCGATAAGTTTGTGAGTTTCCAGCGCCTCCTTTGCGCGATCCCATGCTTTGTCAAAGGTTTTGTCTCCACTTGGTTTGCTTCCCAATTTAGCCCTGAATTCGACTTCCCAATCAGTTAATAAGACGCACATTCTTTGAGAACCTTCAATAAACTTTAATATTCCTTTTTGCTTAACGACATTCTCAATGCAAGTCAATGCTTTGAGCTGTTGTCCAGTGAGTTTTGATCCACTCTTACCCTTATTTTTCTTGTCTTCGTGTTCACCTATCTCGCTGGCCTGTACCGCCAAGCTGGTGACCGGCTCGCCAATGTGCAGTGATCCGGCTGGCGGCGCAAGCTCCACAGTGACCATCTCAAAGCCAGTTCGAGTGCCGTCTTCGCCGTCCTTTTGCTTGGCGGTTCTGATGATGCCTTTCATGGAATCCTCAAACCTGATCAACTCCAACTCGGTATCCACAGCGCCTAAGAGCGCAGACGATCCCCGCATCCCTTTGGCCGAGTCCTTGCCGCTGTGATGCAAGATCATCAGCGCAGCGCCTTGCACGATCTTCTGTATGTGTCCACAGGTCACCACAAACTGCATCATGTCGCTGGCCGAGTTCTCGTCCCCGCCGCCAAACGCTCGCGCCAGCGTATCCACAACGATCAACTTAAAGTCCATGCCGGTGTCCATAACCAGCGTCTCCACAGCCAGCATGAGCGCGTTGAAGTCCTCCACACTTGATCTCAGGTTTAGCTGATGTCTGATCACATAGATTGGCGCACCGTCTTCGGTTTGGTGGTGCTGCTTGCACGCCTTGATCCGCGCACCGACTCCCCCGAACCCTTCACCACAGATGTACAAGACTGCGCCTTGCTCTATCACCTCGTTGCCCATCCATGTTCTGCCGGTGGCGATCGCCTCTGCAATGTCCAGCGCGATAAAGGACTTGAATGAGCCTGGCGGTCCATAGAGCGCCGTAAACGCGCCCACCGGAATCACGCTGTGGATCAGCCACTTGACCGGCTCATCTTGAATTGAGTCCCAGTGCTCAATGGCGATGTGCTTGGCAGGCTTTGGTGGTTCTTTCGGTGCTGCTGGCTCTGCCGCAAACTCATGCTCAATTTCTGCCTGTTTCTTTACATGATCTGCGTCTGATGTATAGATTTCGCTGCTTTTTGTACTTGATAGCGCGTCCAGCTTCAGCGCGTTGAGTCTTTCGGGAACCGTTACATCTTCAATGCTCGTCACCTTGAACGCCGCCTTGACCAGTGCCACAAGGTCATCTCTTTGCTTGCTGTACTGGTGGACGAACTCATAAGCGTCATCAGCCGTGTTCGGAAGTTGTAAATCTACAACCTTGACGTTCTTGGCGATGGGCAGGATGGCTTCCACAGCCTTCTGCGCATACCGCCAGCCTGGCAGATCGTTGTCGGGCACGATCACCACATTCGCGCCAGCAAAGTACTCTGTGATGGCCTCCGGCCAGCTTCCCGCACCGGTGTGAGCCGTTGTTGCTGTCACGCCTATGCTTATCAGCGCGTCTGCGGCCTTCTCTCCCTCCACCACATAGATGATCCTGCCCGCAGTCTTCGCGTCCAGCAATTCGGGCAACTTGTAGGGGACTATTCTGGCGTCTCCAAGGGTTGGATGCCGGCGCCCATCAGGGTCCACCTTGTACAGGCGGTATGTCTTGCCTGACTCGCCAATCTTCATGCGCTGCTTGACAAAGACCGTTGTGCGGTCCTCGTCTTGGTATTCCCACTCTTGGTCGAACCTGATTTGCGGCAAAGGCTTGATGTTGGCGAGTGGATCGGGTCTGTCTTCCAGCTCCGGCAGCAGTCTCATGTCCTTGATGGTGTTGAAGACATCTTCCTGAGTGCACCCACCGTGGCAGTGGAACAAGGGTTTGCCATCATCGTTGATGCTGATGCTGAGTGAGGGATTCTTGTCTCCATTGCCCTTGCCGTGGCCTGGTACGGGGCAACTTGCTACCCACTGGCCGTTGGCCTTCTTTGCGTTGCCGAGCTGCTTGGCTATTTGTTCTGCTTGCATATTGCCTCTACTTGTTCTATGCGTTGCCCAATCCATGCCATTACAGGCACTGCCATGCTGTTGCCCAGCGCCTTGTAGCGTGGACCGTCAGGCGTTGGCTTGTTCTTTGATTTGATGTCGGTGTAGCTGTCGGGGAAGCCTTGCAGGCGCTCGCATTCCACTGGCGTGAGACGGCGCACGGCCATGGATTGCTTAACAAACAAACTTCCATTGTCAGCACTTGCATTACCATTCCACTTTGTGCCATAAGCGGCAGTTAAACAATCTGCTGTTTGCTGAAATGGCTGCATAACTGTTGGGCCAGTGCCTGTGCCATCTGCCCTGTTTGTCAAAGGAACAGCCACATCGCCTGTAATTGCGGCGTTGTATATGTCTGTGCCTACTGCCACCGCCAAGTTACCTTGGGCATTACCAGCAATACGCATGGTTGGAGTTACATTGATTTGCGAGTCCATTCCATCATCACATCCGCTGAATGCGATTGGCGCAGCCACGCATTGATTGTGTTTTGATTCTGATTTTGTCAGCGTCAGCGCCTGATCATGGTTGTACTTTGGCGTTTGCTCAGTAGTGAATGCGATAGGTTGCGCCACGCCATGCTGATCAGCCTTAGTGAGACATGGTGCAATGTCATGCATTGGCTCTGTGGCGTTGCCACCGTTCTCCGGTTTGCGTCCAATCCAATTGCCAGGTATGCCGTAGGCTGGAATCAAGTCTTCTGTTTCATAGTCGTAACGCTGGCCAGCGCCTCGTGTAAGGCACTTGGCAGGGTCTTCCCTCTTTTCTCTGCTCGGCGCAGGATGCCCTGACAGGCTGTAGCGCTCAAAAAGTACCGCTGCGGCAGCTCGCCAGTCTCCAAGGTGTCCGACAACGAACACACGGCGGCGGCGCTGTGCCACTCCAAAGTATTGAGCGTCAAGAACCCTGTAGGCGAACCCATACCCGAGTTCCCCCAACCCTCCGAGGAATGTGCCAAAGTCTTCTCCTCCGTTAGATGACAGAACGCCAGGGACGTTCTCCCAGACCAACCATCGGGGGCGATATTTGTCAGCAATGGCAAGATAGGTGAGCATGAGGTTGCCACGAGGGTCATCCAATCCTTTTCTGAGTCCTGCGACTGAGAATGACTGGCAGGGAGTTCCTCCGACGAGAAGATCGACATTTGATTCAATTGACCACTCCTTAAATTTCGTCATGTCGCCAAGGTTTGGCGTTGATGGATAGTGATGTGCCAGCACCTCTGATGGGAATCTCTCGATCTCCGAATAGGCCACAGCCTCCCAGCCAAGGGGATGCCATGCCACTGTTGCCGCCTCAATACCACTGCAAAGTGATAGATATTTCATGTTGTGTTTTTTATGAGGAAAAAAAAGCCGAGGCTGTCACACCTCGGCACTTGACTGATGTCAGTTAAAACATTTCGTCTTCACTGGCGGCCACAGCAGCCGCCGCAGGCGTTGGCTTCGCCACAGGGGCAACAAACGGCGCAGGAGCTGGCGCCGCAGCCTGTGCCACGAACTCGGCATCAGACTGGTCCATACCGGCAGGCTTGTCAATCCACGAAACCAGGTTAAATGCTGGTATGCGGGTTGTGCCCTTGCCGATCTTCTCCAGCTTTGAGCCTGTGTACTCAAGCACCGGCATCTTCCCAAGGTTGGCTGCACGCTGTGCCGCGCAGGCCGTGTACATCTGCTCAAGCCCCATGTTGGGGCCGACACCGTTAGAACTCCACTCCACAGTGCCAAGTTCCTTGTTGTAGAACTTGACGATGAACCCGCGCTTGTGCTCAGGAGACGGCTGTGGACCTTTACGGCCGAGTTCGGCGTCAGGATTCCACTCGCGCACACCGACACCCAAAAGGAGCCAGCCTGTTTGCACGGCGTCAATGTCGAACACGACCTTCTTGAGTTGGATTTCCTCGCCGAGGTTGTTGGTCCAAGCGTTGGCTTGGGGAGAGAAGCGGATGTAGTTACCAGAGCCGCCAGCAGAAGAGAGATTTAGCATTTGCGTTTTGCTTTCAAAAGTTACAGGGGTTGCATTATTGACTCAAGCCGCGATCTCTCGCAAGCGTCAAGCCACTTGATACCTTGGCCGTGAGATCGTCCAAGATAACTCTTTGATCCTTTGGAAGCAGTTTCTCTGCCGCCGCTGGAGTAATTAGGTTTGATTCAAATATGTCGACATCGGATAAACCCGCAGCGATCAATTCGGCACGCGCATTGGATTCATCAAGCCACTTGCGTGAGGCGCGTTTAGGTTGCAACTGCCAGCCAGGCACGACCATGCCGTCCTTTTCCATGGCCGACATTGCATGATCACGCACTGCGTCAATAAACTTCTCCACCATCGGTGCGCGGTCCAAGATGTCGCTGATCTGCTGTGGCGTGAGAGACAGCATCACTTCTTTGACGTCATCTTTCTTGAGTGCTGTGATGTCTGGCTGCGCCGCCACCACGTCAAATGAAGCCTTCTGTGCAGAGCAAATCGTCTTGGCGGGACACCACTGGCAGGCTGACTCTGATGGCGCGTAGCGCGGAGCCTGGCTCACAGCTTCATTGATGGCGGGCAGCATTACTTGCGTCTCCCACACGCCCAGCTCGTCGGCCGACATGCGGTGGATGCGCTTGTCGCCATGGTGCGGTTGGATGATCTGGAACTCGACTTCCTTCACGCGCAAGTTGTTGACCTTCATCGCGCCCAAGGCGTAGATCTTCATCTGCTCGCTGTCGGCGTCAACGTAGCCGCGCCCTGTCTTCAGATCTGCAATGGTGAGCTTCTCTTTGGTGATGGACCAGCCAACCACATCAGCAGTGCCTTGCAGGCTGAATGCGGGTGTGTCGTAGAGCTTGAAGAGCTGCTCTACCTTGACGTGCCCCAGCTCGTCCTGAATGGCCCAAATGGCTTGCAGGTGCTCCAAGGCGAACTCGCAGTTCTCCTCTGTCATGGTGATGCCCTCGACCTGCTGCCCGACGAACTTCATGGGGTCGGTGTCAAGCTGGAAGCAGGTTTCGGCCAGCGCGTGGATGGCTGTGCCAATCTTGGCGGCCTCACCTGACTCCTGATAGGGCACAAGCGTTGAGAGCCGCGCAGAGGCTGGGCAGGCGATCCAGCGCGAGGCAGATGATGGCCGCAGTTTCAGTTGTTTCATATCTGGTCTTCGTTGATGTTGTTGTTGATGAGCAGGATATAGGCGATCTTTCGCACCTCGTTGCTGGCTGCGTGCCCCAAGTCTTCGGGGTCCAGCAGGCGCTTTAAGAAGACGATGTGCTGCTGGTTGAGCTTGCGTTGTTTCTCCAGCTCTGTACCGAGCCAGATGATGTGCTCACGCAGGGTTTGGCGCTCTTTGTCATCCATAGTGCTTCCCCCAATAGGCGATCAGAGCCGAATCCGACCTCCCATCGTCCTTGACTCGTTTGAAGTCAGCCTGGTTGTCGGGAAACAGTTCCATGGCGCGTGATCGGCTGGCATCTTTGCCAGCTCCTCGGTGCACGGCCTTCACCCAAGTGGCTGGGGCCACATAGGTCACAGGTAGCTTAAACGCCGCCAAGATGCCCTCGATCATGCCGAATGAACGGCCAAAGCTGAAGACGCTGGTGACGCCCTGACCGGCCATTGCGCTGACCTTTTCCACAAAGACGTGGCAGTCCTTGCCGGAATATAGGTACAGCAAGTCGGCCAGCTCGGTGGCAGAAACTTGCCGCTTGGCTTTGCCGTTGCGCTCCACCGTCATGGTGGGCATGTCGAATATCTTCAGGCTCTCGGGCGACATGACGGCGATTGCGCCTGAGAGGCCAGGGTCCACGCCAATGCAGTATTTGGTCATTTGACGGCGTCTTCCATAGCTTGGTTGATGACCTTCAGACGCGCTGAGATGAGTGCATCTGCGGCTTGGTCCAGCTTGATGACGCTGCCGTAGAGTGGCTCTGTGATGCCGTTGAGCCAACGCGAGACTTGAGCTTGATCAATCTCTGCCACTCGGCAGACATCGCTCATCTTGTACCCAGCCGACTCGGCCTTGTATTTGATGTCGTGGATTGCTTGTTGTGAGACTTTCATGTTTAGAATGTTAACCATGTTTTGTGGAAAGCGTCAAGTGTACAGTGAAAAAAGGGGGCTGACTCACGCCAACCCCCATAAGGCAACTGCTGGTGGAGATAACCAGCAAGCAGATTGTAGGGGATGAATACCCGACAAGTTTGTGGGGACTAAATAATAGTTGTTGATGAATTGTGCAAATCGTTTATGATTCAACCATCAACAACGCAACCCCAAGGAGATTTCCAAATGACAAACGCAACACAAACAACGGCTCAAGAAGAACGCAACATCAACATGTATGGCATTGCTGATATTGATGCTTATGTGGAATCTGTCAAAGAATCCATCACATACCAATTCACAGGCGCAAACATGGTTGTGGCTGGCCTGATGTCTGATGCGCAAGAATTGATTGCCGGTGGCGCACAAAACAGCAGCCGTCAAACACTCAACATTGCCAAGCACATTTTGTTTCTGATCATGGATGGCGAATTGGTTGGCACAGTAGAACGCAAGTAAACCCAAGGGGCTTCGGCCCCAACTTTAAGGAGATCACCATGCCACTAGACGAAGCAGACCTTGACAACATGCGTGCGGAGGACTTCTACCGCCGCCGGTATCAGGCCAACCTTGCCAGCCACCACGACTGCCGCGATCCAGATCACCCTGGCTGCGAGCTGTGCGAAGAGGAGAATGATGATGAGTGAGAAGTTTCTTGACACGCTGGCGGCCATCGCCATCGGTATCGGCTTTGCGGCACTGCTTGTGGCATGGTGGTCATCATGACCGAACTCCAAGACTTCTGCCAAGAGCCGCGCACCATGGAAGAGCTGATTGATGGCGGCTTCCCGCGCACCAAGATCTACAACGCCGTCAAACGCAAGGAATTGATCAACACCAATGCCCAAGACGCATGGGGACGCAAACAGCGCGGCAAGGGCCTGTTTGTGTCTGCCGTGACCCCTGTTCCATACAACGCCACATTACTGGTCGCGGCTTGGAATAATCAACTGACAACACAAGGAGAAACACATGTCTGAAAAAATGCAGATCGAGATTGACCGCGCCGTCAACAAGTTCACCCCGCCCATGGAAGTGGGTGGCGGCTTCATGTT